GGGGCGCAACATAGCGGCGTTAGAGCTAGGCATGAAGCACGGGCTTATCCCGAAGCAGGTCGTGGAAGACCTCAACGTTCTGCTTCGTTCGCAGAGCCCGAATGCGATGGATTTTGAAGCGAAACGTATGTCGGAATTGCGAAACACGCGGGCCGAGTTGACGCGGCTGAAGCAGGGTCAGGTAGCGCCTCAGACGTTTGACAATGGTCAAGGTTCAGCGGAAGCTACGACGAGCGAAGGCCGACTCGTGGATGCGTACTTAGCCGGTGATCGTTCTGAAGCAGCAGTAAAGGCAGCACGCAAGTTAACGTTCGGGAGCTAAAGGAGGGCCGAGATGGCACAGACGGCAACAACCGGGAATCTAGAGAATGCACAGAAGATCATCATCGCGACAGCGAGATACACGGAGGAGCACAACGCTCCGGCGATGAACCTGATCGAGCAGTTCAATCTGCCGAGTGGCAACAAGCAAGTGACCGTCCCTAAGGTCGGTCAGATGACGATGAGTGACCTTCAAGATGGTATCGATATCGTCGATGAGGAAGACATCGGGATGACTACGATAGACCTCACCGCATCCGAGGTCGGAGCCAAGATCATCATCACCGACAAGCTCTCCCGCCAGAGCGCGCAGAACGTGTTCAGCATCATCGGGCGGCAGCTTGGTGACGGCATGGCACGCAAGAAGGACGGGGACGTTCTGGCGCTCTACTCCGGCTTTGGCACCGACTTCGGTGCGGCAGGTCGCGCCATGAGCCTTGCGAACGTATCCGCGACCGTGGCGTATGCCAAGGGGAACAAGTTCGGTTCCCAGGTCTACATCGTCCAGCACCCATTCGCGGTCTGGGACATCGCCAACACGGCGGTGACGGCATCTTCCACCTACCCTGTACCCGCAGGCTGGTCACAGGACTTGCTGGGGAACTTCTTCAGCGGCCTTCGCCCGCTCAACGGCGTTCCGATCTTCGAGGATGGGAACATCACCATCGACTCCACTGACGATGCTATCGGTGTCTGTGCCGACAAGACGGCTCTCGCCGTCCTGAAGAGCGTTGACACCCGCACCGAGCGTCAGCGTGACGCATCTCTCCGGGCAACCGAAGTGGTGATGACCGCCGACTACGGTGTGTTCGAGCTTGACGACAGCAAGGGCGTAGCCCTGACGCTGGACGCGGCTACGCCTGCAACGGCGTAAGGAGCTTTGAATGGCTATAGGAACGAGGGAGCGCATAGAACTGCGCGATGAGCTTACGTCAGTCGGTTACCATTGGAATTACATCGATGAGTGGCAGCCGAAGGTGACGTTGTACAGGCACCGTGCATTGGTATCACCGAGTGGTGATTTGGTTAGTCAGGTAGGGACTGCACTGCACAACCTACCGGGCAACCCCGACTACGTGTCGAAGAAGACACGCATCGGGTTGTTCACCTGGCCTCCGAGTGATTCGTGCCGGTGCCGGTGGTGCATGGCATCGAAGCCGACCACTGACAGCGTAGGGTCGGTTGAGACGCTTGATGGTGTTACTCCTCGTAAGAGGAAGACTAGAGCCCGATAGCTAGGTGTAACGATTGCCGTGCCTAGCGAGATATCAATAACGGCGGTCGCAGGGCTTGACCCTGTAAAAAGGAGACATCATGTCTTTCGGAGCGATCCAAAGCGGTTCCTATGGTTTCGAGAAGCAGACCCACAACAAGAAGAGGGCTACCTATGGAGCCACGATGGCGCTGCCTGACGGACGGATCTTCCGTTACGTCGAGAACGGCGGGACTGCCATTGGAGAGGGCTTGTTGGTAGTGAGCGAAGCTCCAGCAGGTAACCACGACGACGACTTGGTGGTTGCAACGAGTTCCACCGTAGGTGGTCTTACCATCGGTATCACGCTCGGTGGCACCGCCGCAGCGAAGAACCTCTATGCAGAGGGTTTCATCCGACCGAACCTCGCTGCTACGACCCCGCACGAGATGTACAAGATCAGGAGTCACCCGCAGATCGGTAGTAGCGCGACGGGCACATTCACAATCGATGAGCCTGATGGCTTCCAGACTGTGATCACGGCAGGTACCGACAGCGTTGGTCTTCTCAAGAGCCCTTACAAGGACATCGTGGTTGCTCCCGCAGCGGTTGCAGGACGATTCGTTGGAGTCACTTGTGCCGACCTTGAGGCTGACTACTACGGCTGGATACAGGTGGCAGGTCTTGCCAACGCCAAGATGGACGGCACGCCAGCATTCGGTACGTTGGTGGGAGCAAGCTCCAACCACGCAGGACAGCTTCTCGCTGTCGGTGCTGACACTACCACCGCTGTTGCACGGGTACACGGCATCACCGCTGTGGACAACGAGTACAGTTCTGTAATGCTGATGAACCTCTTCTAGACCCGGAGTAGGTATGCAGGATCTATGGCTACCAACGGGGAGTTCGTATACAGGCGTTCTCCCCGTTGGCCGGAATGCCGAGACTGGCGGTCATGTCGTCACGCACAAACTGACTGTGAAGGCTCCCGATAGGTTCGGGAAGATTCACGAGCAGAAGGTGCGCGTCCTCGCTGACGAGGACACCAGTCAGGCGCTGATACAAGAGATGATGGGCAACGCTGCCGAGAGGTTCGCTTGCGAGGTACTAGAGAAGTACGACAAGCGTCCGGCTACGGAAGAGGAACGAAAGAAGATCGGCCACGCTCTCAATGAGTACTTTGGCTATCGCACAAGGCGCAGGGAGAGCACGGTAAACAAGATCTACTTCTAGGAGATAGGAAATGGTTGCATCGAACGTGGATGTGCGGGTCACCCAAGACGACATGAACGACGTTATACGGGATAACCCGATGGTTGCCCTACAGCTACAGGTGCGAGCTTTGACACGCACCTGTCAAGAACAGGCCAATCGCATACAAGAGCTTGAGGATCAACTCAAGCCTAGCAAGACCAAAGGGAAGGATGGCCTCCATGCCAACAGTTAGGAAGAATGGCGTGGTGAAGCATTTCCCTTACACCAAGGCTGGGCGTGAAGCTGCGAAGCGTTACGCTGCCAGTGGTAGCGGGAAAATGTCCAGCAGCAACGGGAAGAAGAAGAAGCGTGGCTACTAGACAGAAGCCTAAAGAGGGGATGCGCGATTCGCTCAAGTTCAAGCTGGCGACAAAGTACGTCAAAGGGAAGAGGCTTGCCCAGAAACGCCAGCAACGATGATTGATAGAGGAGTGCAATCATGCCTGTCATCCAAGGGAGGACACGCGAACAACTGAGACAGCAT